AATAGCAAAAGTTTTATCAAATGTTGCTGTTCCAGAGGTAGTGTTAGCCATTTAACCTCCTAGCCGTCAAAATATACAGTTACCGCGTTACAACTTGTTTCAGTAAAAGTTATATAAGCTCCACTATCAAATAAAACTCCATCTTGTGGAATGTTAACTGTACTAATATCACCTGCTGTTGCCTGAGTTCTCAAAGTTATTAAAGAAGTTCCTGCAGTGCCTGTGTTTCTAAAATCAACATTTCCAATTGCTCCACCAGAACCAATGTTAGCTTGTCTAACCCTTGTTCTTCCAGCAAAAACTCCACCTGCTACATCAGCTGTTATACCTAAAGATACGTTAGCTGCTGGCTGTGCACTCACAGTTGCAGATGTAATTGTCTGAAAAAATGCTGTAGTTCCAGATGAAGTTTCTGCAGATCCTGTTAAAGTTATGACCTCAGTTAAAGCATCACCATTTACATCTGTTCCAACAATAGTAACTGTCTTACCATTGTCGCCCGTTCCAGCTGTTGTTGCTGTTATTTTTCTTCCAGTGTTTGTGCCAAAAGAAGTAGCAGCAAGTGTAAACGTAGAAGTGGGTTGAGCTGCAGCCGCAACAAATGTAGCGGAAGACGCATTGTCATCGATGAAAGTTTTAGTTTTTACATCACCCATGTATC